CAGCAGGAACGCCCCAATTATGATGAGGGCCTGGCCCTCCTCCGGCCCAACACGGCAAACAGGGGGCTGCTCCTGACCCTCTCCAAAAAGGAAAATACGTTCAACTGGCAAAAGCTACGTTATGAACTGGAGAAAGTGGTGGCGGCTCTCCCCGATGAGCAGCCGGCCGGCCTCGACGGCGCCGGCATCACCCCCCCCCACACGGAGCCAGCAGGTACGGGAGAAACTGGAGCACCTGGTGAGCAGGCAGGGGCCACCGGATCAGAGCAGGCCCAGCCCATCCCTCCAGGACCTGAGGGAGTGGTGGTAAATGGTACCACTGAGCAGGCCGAGGGCGCCGGCGCCAACGGGGAGCAGCTCCCCGGCTCTGGCTTGCCCCCGGCCATCAGGACGCCGGCCGATGAGGTGCACGGCGCCAACACGGATTTTGTTATTGAGGATGGTGCTCCGGCCCAGCCGGGCAATGCCGGCAACGGTTTGGGTATTGAACAGGTTTGGACTGATGAGGCCGCGGCCCTGGATCGGGATATGCAACTGGCATTCCACCCCGGGGGACCGCTTGAAAAGTTCGACCCCATCCTGGCCGGCCTACCTGTTGGCTCAATCCAGGCCCCGGGAGGCCCTCAGGAGCGCGCTGGCCACCTGCTGATAGATGATCCGGGCAAAGTGATGGGAGCATCTGAGGAGGTGCAGCAGGCCCTCAATCAGGCCCGTGAGCAGTTTCCCGGCCTGGTGGAGCAGATTAGGGAGCAGGTAAGCAAGAGCGGCCAGGAGCCCACCCAGGAGGTCCTCAGTGCCCTGGAGGCCCTCAGCGTGCAGGCCAGCCAGGTGTACGTGGAAAAAGCCCGGCTGAGCAACAGCCTCCGCGACCAGGCCACGGACGCCGAACGCAAAAAGGTGGTTGATAATATTGAGACGCTGGCCCGTAAGCTGGATGAGCTCAACAGCCAAAAGGAGTACATCCTGTTAAACAACCGGCTGCCCGACCAGCCGGCAGCTCCCGCGGCGGCCGAGGCGCCGGCCGACAAAGAGGGACTTACGAAGGACCGCAACAACCTGAGGAGCCAGGTGAGCAAAGCTCGCGGGGCTCTCAAAAAGAACCCAAACGACGTGCGCAAACAGCAGAAGCTGGCCCAACTGGAGGCCGAGCTGGAGCAGGTGGAGACCAAACTTAAAACCCTCGACGCATGAGCCGGGCCGAGTGGATTGATTTGATTTATAAGGGCCTGGCCATCCTCTTTCTGGGGGTGGCGGCCTTGTGCATGGCCGTGCAAACGCTTTACCAGCGGCGCCGGTACCGGGCGGACCATATCCAGGTGATGAGTGATATGGAGCAGGTTTATGCCTCTTTCGATCAATTCAACAAAGACCGGGGCAATGAAACGGACGTTTGACCTGGTGGGCAGCAACACCCCGGGCGCCGGTGGCCGGTACCGGGGGCGAAAGGGCATAAAGTGCTGGATCTGTTACCGGGTTAGCTTCAACCCGGAGCACATCAAAACGCCGTACTGCCCCACCTGCAATTTTTTCCATTCCCAGGACTGGCCCAATGATCGGCTGGTGCAGCTCCGCATCCGCACCGACCCCGTTTTTGCCATGAAGCTCCTGAGGGCTACAAAAATGTACCGGCTCCACTGGTGGCTGGTGAGCCTGGGCCTCAAAACGGCCAGGCTGATCCGCTACCTGCTGCCCATCTAAATGAGTGTTGAACAGGTGAATTGAATGCCGGAGCCTCCCACCTGGGGGCTCCTTTTTTGTGTCCCCCCCTTTAAACGGGAGTGCCCGGCCACTCCCGGCCGGGCTCCCTGCTCTCAGCCATTACCTGGCTGGCTCCGTTGGGAGGCTTCAAAAGTAAACAAAATTTAATTCCGCGATCGCGGCGGCCGTAACGTGCGGCCGACGTTGCAGCACCAAATTTTATGCACCTCACTGATCAGGGTACCGGTGCCTACAGCGCCCGCAGCGCCGAATAATATTCCGCCCGCGGAGCTGCCAGCAGGCAGTACTGCCACCTGGTGCAGGAAATAAAATTTGGCCCCCCTCGACCCTCCCCCCTGCCCCTTTCGGTCCTACTCTCGCAACTGGGCACGGTGCCACCTTTGGGAAACACCTTTTTAATGAGCACCGACCTCATTCCCGCGGGTGACCGGCTCGACCGGTACCGCGATCATCTTTTCAGCGGCACCAAACTCCGCAAAAAGGAGCAGGAACAGCTCCAGAAATTCCGCAAAGCCTTTGGCTGGCTCTCCGGAGGCTATTCTCACCGAAAGGTGGTGCACGGCCTCATCCGGGAGTATGAGGTGAGCGAATCCCAGGCTTACCGCATTGTGCAGGACGCCGTGGCCCTGTACGGTGCCCTGGCCAGCCTCGACAAAGAGGGCCTACGGCAGATCATGGTGGAGAACTTCATGCGAATCCACCGAAAGGCAGTAGCGGCCGAGGATTTTATGAATGCCAACCGGGCCCTGGAGAATGTAACCAAGCTCCAGCGGCTGCTGGATGAGGATGGCGGGGTGGACCCGAAAACGTTCCTCATTCCCGTGCCCATTTCCTTCACGACCAACCCGGCCGCACTCAAAAAGCAAATGACTAACGACTTCGAAGGGGGGGAATATGTTGAGTTCGAAGAAACAGAGTAGCCAACGGGCTCCCCGGGAGCACTACGTCAACGCCAAACAACTGGAATTTTTGCAGAGCCCGGCAAAGCGTAAAGGGCTGGTGGGGGGCCGCGGTTCGGGCAAAACCACCACCCTGGGCATTCACAACCGACTTTGCGCCAACTACCTGCCCCGGGCAAAGCGTTTCCTGGCCGGGCTCACCTATAACCAGCTCCTCACCAAGACGCTGCCCAGCGCAATGGATGCCTGGAGCCAGATCGGGCTGAAGGAGTACAACAAAAAGGAGAAAAAGCCGGCCGGGCATTACGTGGTATGCACCCGGCCACCCGAGGACTGGGTGAAGCCCTACCAGGTGCCCCGCAACTACGAAAACATCATTACTTTCATAAATGGCTACACCCTGGAGCTGCTCAGCATGGACCGGGGCGGGGACACGGCGCGGGGCGGGAATTATGATGGGGGGGACATTGATGAGGCGGCCCTAATGAAAAAGGAGGTGATCAGCAAGGTTCTCAGGCCCTCGATCCGGGGCAACAAACACCGGTTTTCCCATCCCCTCTTTCAATCCTTCACTTACTACACCTCCGCGGCCTGGCTGCCGGCAGGGCAGTGGGTTTACGACTTTGAGGAGCTAATGAAGGAGAAGCCCCTGCAATACTACTATCAGGAGGCCACTGCCTACGATAATTTGGAGGTCCTGGGGGAGGAGTACATCCTCGACCTCCAGCAGGAAATGAGCAAACTGGAGTTTGACGTGGAGGTATTGAACAAACGCCTCCGTAAGCTCCCAAACTGCTTTTACCCGGCATTCAGCGCCGAAAAACACGCCCGGTTCAACACGTTTTATTACCAGTATGATGATGCTGCCGGCCTCTGGCTGTCTACCAACAACGACACCGACAGCAGCCGGCCCCTGGAAACGAGTTGGGACTTTAACGCCGCATTCACCTCCATGATCGTCTGCCAGGAGCACGGCCGGGAGTTCCGCGTGGTAAACGCCCTGTACGTCAAACAGTCCAATACCAACCTGGTGGACGCCCTTTGTGAGCTGTTTGTGAGCACCTACGCCTCCCATAAGTGCAAGGAGCTCATCATCTACGGGGACCGCAACGGCAACAACCGCAACCCGGGCAACGATAAAACCTATTACCAGCAGATCCAGGACAAACTCATAAAGGCAGGGTGGAAGGTAAAGCTCATGGAGCTGGGCCTGGACCCTGACCACCGGTTAAAGCACCTGGTGATAAACGAGATCCTGGGCGAGACTAACCCGCGGCTGCCCATCGTGCGGCTCAATCAGAACACGTGCAAGTACGTGATCATCAGTATAGAGAGTACGCCCATCCTGCCCGACTGGAAAAAGGATAAGCGTAACGAGAGCCAGCTCATTGCCCAGGAGCGTGCCACCCACCTCTCTGATTGCTTTGATAACATCCTGTACCGTAAGTACGCCGCACGGTTCGGCCAGGCCATACCCTACAAAGTTAGGTTCCTGGGCAGGTAACCGGCCGGCCGCCTACCCCCACCCCACCAGGTGCTGCCACGTGCAGCACCTGGTGGGGTGTTTGTTTTGGTGCCCGGGGGGAGCTGCCCCTGCCGGACTCGAACCGGACAAGGTACCTAAACCGAGCGGGCCGCCGTGCGCGCCTACCCCAGTGAGCAGCCCCCCTGGGCTACACTTTGAACACCCGGCGCATGAGGCGCCACCCCAGGGCCAGCAGCACGATGGCAATTACAGTGTTTGCCAGGTCCTCCATGCCCCAAAGCTAAGCAAAGTGAGCCATTGCCTCACGCACGTGCACGTGGTGCTCCACCCCCCGCACCTGGTGCTCCACCCCTCTGATTCATATTTTCAGCAAAAATTGCCGGTTTCCAATTGCCAAATTGGTAAAGGGCGCGCACCTCGACGTGCGCAAATGCGAATTTTTAGGGGTAATTGCCACCCTTTTTCCTTCACGGTGAGCCACTTGCCACTCCCGCCCATGCGAAACGCCCCACAATTTCCAGGCCTGGCCACCGGTGCCGTTTTGGTCCTACTCTCCAGGTAGCAATTGCCTTTGCTTTGCCCCCAGTAAAACGCAATTGCCATGTTCACACTGAGGGCCGTGCTGGCCGAAATTAACCAGGATGTACGGGATGGGCAGCCCCATTACTTTTCCATTGCCTACGTCAAAACGGACGGTACCCCCGGGGCAAAGCAGCGGGTGCGCAAAAGCGGCACCACCCTGCCCACCAAAGGCGCCGGTGGGTTCCGCTACAAGGTGAAGGAGAAAGGGGTGCTGCTGCTGTGGGACGACCTGGGAGAAAAACACTTTGCCGTAAAAATCGCCCTCATCACCCATTACAACGGTAAGGAGGTACGGCACTAATGCTAAACAAAGGACTCTTTACCAGCAATACAGACCAGTGGGCCACCGATCAGCAATACTTTGATGAGGTAAATGCTGAGTTTGGTTTTACCGTTGACGTGTGCGCGCTGCCGGAAAATGCCAAGTGCCGGCACTACTATACCCCGGCCGTGGATGGCCTGAGGCAGTCCTGGGTGGGCACCTGCTGGATGAACCCCCCCTACGGCCGCACCATTGGCCAGTGGGTGAAAAAGGCCTACACCTCCAGCCTGGAGGGGGCCAAAGTGGTTTGCCTGCTGCCGGCACGTACGGATACCCGGTGGTTCCATGACTACATCCTGGGCAAAGCTGAAGTACGATTTATCAAGGGCCGGCTGAAGTTCGGCGGCTCCAAAAATAACGCCCCCTTTCCCTCCATGCTGGTAATTTTTAGTAAGGAGGTGGCCAATGGCTGAGCTCAACGGAGTGCAGAAAATCAACCATGAAGGCAAACGGTGGTACGTGCTCAAAGGCGCCGGCGCCGTGGTGGAGCTCACCAGTGGCCAGCGCCGGGACGTGATAGACGGGGAGGCCTCCGATGGCACCAGCACCGGGGAGGTGGATATAGCAAAGTGGGGAAAGGACAACCTCAAACCCCAGCGTATGCTCCGCCTGGTGGCCGCCAACCACCTGAAGCCCCAGCTCATTTACACCAGCAGGGATTTTTTGCTGGGCAGCCGGCTGGGCGTGTTCAAACGCGCCATCACCACCGACCCCAAAAACGGCCGGCCAAAGATTCAACTGGAGCCCGTGCTGGATGCCCAAATAGAGGAGGATCTGGAAATGCTCGACGCCACCAGGTACATGAGGCGGGCCAGCTATAACCTGGAAATGTTCTTTTCCGCGTTTGCCCAGTTCGGCCTGGCCCCTAACAAAAAGGTGGAAACCTTGCTTTGCCACGACTGTACGGACGTGCGCGCCCAGCGCATTGCCAAAGGCAAGAGCCGGATCGAAAAATACTACTTGCACGCCGATTGGGAGAATTACCGGAGTGTGTCCGAGCTCATCACCCTGCCGGCATTCGACCCGCGGGACCCGGCTAAATTCGGGGATTTCATCTATCACTCCCGGGAGGAGGTACCCGGGCAAATCTACTATCCCACCCCCCCCTGGTGGGGCACGGAGGCCTGGACGAAAGTATCTAACCTCATCCCCATTTTCCACATCAACGGGCTCCAGAACGGGTACAATATCAAGTACCACATTGAAATTCCGCTTACCTACTTTGAGCAGTTCGGTGAGCCCGAGAAGCAGCAGGAGGCCGAGGAGGAGCTCATGGCAGATTTCAATAAATGGTTGGCCGGCGTGGAAAACCCCGACAAGGCATTTATTTCCAAGTACGCCACCGATTCAATGGGCAAGCCCATGCCCGGCTGGAAGATCACGGCCATCCCCAACAATATGAGTGATGAGGCATACGTGAACCTGGACAAAGCGGCAAACATTGCCCAGACAAGCGGGCACGGCATTGACCCCTCGCTGGCATCCATTGACACGGGCGGCCGGCTGGGCGGTTCGGGCAGTGAGAAGCGAATCAGTTACCAGCTCCACATTGCCCTGCGTACTCCCAACAAACGGCAGATCCTGCTGGAGCCCCTCAACCGGGTGGTGAAGAAACTCAACAAGTGGAATGCTGAGCACTTTGTGGGCTTTGAGGATATGGAGCTCACGACCCTGGAGGAGAACCCCAACGGCCAGCAAAAGGTGGCCAATCAAAACCAATAAGCTGCCATGTTCAAAGACGTAAGCCAACTAAAGAAACACCTGGCCGGGGTGCAGAAAAAGCTCAGTGAGGGCACCATTATGCCCTACGTGGACCAGGCCGCCGCAAAGTACATTATCCCCAGCATAGGCCTGGAGTTTTATGAGGAGCTCCGGGATCTGGCCCTGGCCGCCCAGGAGCCGGCCCAGGAGCACCAGGCCCTGGCCATCACCCTGCTCCAGCGGTCGGTGGCGTATTACGCCCTGCTGGAGGCCCTGCCGTTCCTGGTGGTGCAAATCGGTGATCTGGGCGTGGTGGAGGTTGATATAACAAACTCCACCCCCATACGGCAGTGGAATTTTTACAACCTGGAGACCGTCACGGCCACCAACGGGGACACCTACCTGGATCAGTTCCTTCTGCACCTGGAGCGTTACGCCGATGAGTTTCCCACGTGGATGGCCTCCGATGAGTTTACCCTCTCGCGGGAGCTGCTCATCAACTCCACCGGTGAGCTCAATAAGCACGTTCCCATCAGTAACTCACGCCGGGCATTCCTGGCCCTGAGGCCCTACTTGGTGCGCGCCACGGATCTCTACATTCTGCCCCTCACCGGGCAGGATCTGCTGGACAAAATCCTCGACCCGCCCGACGGCGTGAAGGAGTACAAAACCGCGGCCGGCCACCTGGCCAAAGCCCTGGCCCAGTATGCCATGCTGGAGGCCCTGCCCGAGCTGGCCCTTCAGCTCAACGGCGCCGGGTTCCGGCTGCTGGCTGATCATGACGGCATCCGGGAGCGGCTCAACACAAAGGAGGAGGAGCGGCGCATGAGGTACACCAAAGCCCTATCCCTGGCCACCCAGTACCTGGCCACGGCAAAGCATTACCTCCAGCAGCACGTGGCCCAGCTCCCCGAGTTTGAGCAGAGCCCGGCCTATGAAGCCCCGCAACCCGGCCAGCTACGGCCCACCAAACTCAAAGACAACAGCAATAAACCATCATTCAGAGTATGAAAACGCACGAATTGAGCAGCCTGGGGGTGGCTCTGGGGGGGCTTTACGTGCTCCTGAACGGGTTGATTGAACGCTACATTTGGGACAAGCCCGAAATGATCTGGTTTATGTTTTCGCTGTACCACCTGGGCCTCATCCTGGAGCTGGGTTGCGACTGGAAGGCCGGCCAGTTCTCCCTGCTCTCGACCCGCAAAAAAACGCTGAGGGTGCTGCAAAATACTGCCGGCGCGCTGATCATGTTGTTCATGGCAAGCGGCATTGCCAGGTTTTCCACCGTGCTGTTCTGGATGCCCCAGGGGGTGCTGGCTTTGCTGTTCGGTACCCTGGCCATAATGATCACCAAGTACGTGAGTAAGCTGGGATGGGTAACTCCTCAACTGGCTGAGTTCATGGAGAGTAAAGTAAAAACGAGCATACACAAACAGAAAAATGATGAGCAAGATCCGCCATTTCCTGCTGAGCCTCCTGCTGAGGAGGTGGGAGAGCATCAAACGAATGATTGACTTTAGCCGGGTGGAGACCCACCTGGCCCTGGGCGTGGCCCTGGTGGTGTTCCTGGTGATGATTGTACGCCATGAGTACCGGGCCATCAAGCTGGAAAACAGCCAGCAGCAAACCGGGCAAAACCTGGATACACTCCGCAACCAGGTGGAGAGCCTCAAAAAAACCATTGCCGAGCAGGACCGGGAGCGGGATAAGAAAATTCAGGAGCTGGATGCCGACGTGGTGATCCTGCTGGCCAGGAGTGAGGAAAGGGCCCGGCAGGTGGGCCTGCTCAAAGAGGCAATCCGGCAGCTTCAGGTAAGTGAGAAAAAGGCCCTCCGCGGCATTGACACGCTGAACAACGATGAGATAACCGAATTTTTCCGGGGGCTCAAATGATGAGAACGCTGATCATGTTGCTGCTGCTGCTGCTGTCGGCGGCCGGCAGCGCGGCCCAGGACGTGGACCTCACCCCCCTGAAGCTGCTTTACAAAGGCGACACGGTACACGCATTTACCCAGGTCCAGGCCCAGCAGATCCTCAAACGCCTCACGCAACTCCAGTATAGGGACCGCACCGTAAGCAGCCAGGCCCTCATCATCCAGCAGCATGAGGCCAGCCTGGTGGAGCTGACCCTGGCCGTTGAGAAAAAGGAGCAAACGCTGGCCCTGGAGCGGGACCGGACCAAATCCCGGGAGGCCCTCATCCGGGAGCAGCAGGCCCTGCTCCAGGCCCAGGATGCCGTGCTGGTGCAACAGCGGGAGCAGATCCGCAAACTCAAAGGCAAAAACCGATTTTTAAAAACCCTGGGGGGGGTGAGCCTGGGGCTCCTTACCCTCTTTTCCCTGGCAAAGTAGCTCCAGAGATTAAACACTGTTTAAGGTCCATGCACAAAATTACCATTGGTGAGCGCAATTATATGAGCCCCAGCACCTGGGAGGAGCTCACGGATGCCCAGCTCCTGGCCGTGGCCCAGCTAGTGTACGCCTCCCAACTCACCCCGGCCGTAAAGTGGCAGGTGTTCCGCCACCTGGTGCCGGCGCCCATGAGCCTGCTGAAGAAACTCACCGAGGGGCAGATTTACGATTTGCTGCAAACCATCGAATGGCTCTGGACCCTGCCCATGAGCACCTGCCCGGTGGAGCACTTTGTGCATGAGGGCAAAACCTACCACCTGCCGGCCCCCGACCTCCAGCACGTCACGCTGGGGGAGTACGCCGTGGCCGATTCGTTTCTAAGGAAGTTCCTCAGCGCCGGCGATACCCAGGCCCTGGATGGGCTGGTGGCCACCCTCTGCCGGCCGGCCGGCCACAACTCCCTGGCCGACGTGCGGGAGGCCTACAACCAGGGCACGGCCAACGCCCGGCAAAAGGCATTCAGGAGCCTGCCCCTGGGCCTCAGGATCGTGGTGCTCCAATACTGGGTGGGCCGGCAGCGCCACGTGGTGGAATCCTTCAAAATCCTGTTTCAGGAGCCCCAGAGCGGCAAGTCCTCCAACACCTCCCAGCCCACTGGCCAGAGCGGGCTGGGCTGGTTTGCGATCATCTTCGACCTGGCCACCGGTGGCGCCTTTGGCGACTTCGAAAAGGTATCGGCCACCCCCATCCATACGGTGCTCATGTACCTGGTGCACCAGCATTACGAACTGAAAAAATTAGAGAAAACTCACAGCTAGACAATTAGACTATTTGGATTCATGGATAAGCACCTCACCCTGCTGGAGAACTACCTGGCTTACTTCCGTACCCTGGCCGGCAAACACAACGCCATAAAGCACTTTGCCCACGGGCCCAGCGAACGCATCATTGCCGATTCCCGGAGCGAAATAGAGTACCCATTTTTCTGGCTGGAGACGCCCGGCTTTAAGTTCGGGGAACAGGCCGGCAACATTGTGGGCACCCCAATGGGGGCTTTTATCATTGCCACCCAGTGCAAAACCGATGATCCCCAGGACCAGGATCGGGCGTGGGTGGAAACGCAAAAGTGGACCCTTGCCTTTTTGGCCCGCATGAAAAAGGAGGCCCGGCAAATGAATTTCCGCATTGACTTTAACCAGGTAGTTACCGAGGCAATCAGCCCGCTGTGGGTTGACAACCTGTACGGGTGGCGCACGGAGTTCAATATCCTGGACTCCCTCGACGTGTGCCACGATTTTTCCCAGTGGACTGAGTAAACCCTACCTGCCATGCTGATCATCCTCCCCAACAGTTCCCGTAAATGGAACGTGATGGGCGCCACCGAGCTGCCGGCCGGCGCCTTTCTGACCATCAACGGCATCAAACTGGTGGCCTCTGCCAACCCTGCCGGCACGGCCACCGAGTTCCTGGCCACCCCTGCCGGCTACGTCTACACGCCCGGCAACCTGGCCCCCATGCAGGCCTCCCTGGAGAGCCTGGCCGCCGCGATCATCCGAAACTTTTCCTACTTCGAAGCCGGCTATAATGGCATCCTGCTGGACGCCTACGGTACCGAAAAGCCCAGCCTTTACTGGTACGTCAAGCCGGCCGACCTGGCCACGTACAACGATGGACTGGAGGCCAGCAGCGGGGGGGTAACCCTGTTCTTTGCCTACTCCCCGGACGTTACGCTGGCCCTCTCCTACGCCGGCGCCGGCACGCCCCTGGTGGGGGATACCATTAGCCTGGCCGCCGCGTACCGGATGGCCCGCGGCGTTGTGGCCCTGCCCAACGTGACCGGCTACGGCTGGAGGGTGTATGAGCCCGGCAGCAGCCAGGTTCTGCCCGTGCCCGGGGAGCTGGAGAGTATGCCGGCCTACAAGCTCGACAAAGCGGGCAAATACCGGTTTGAGCTGGTGGTGAGTTTGGCCACCGGTACCACCCTCACCGGCTTCATTGAAATCACCCCCGGCCAGGCCCCTCCACCCCCTCCGCCACCCCCTGACCCCGAGCCCCAGCCCGAGCCTGACCCTGAGCCCCAGCCTGACCCTGAGCCCCTGCCGGGGCCATCCGGATGCAACCCGGCCCCGGAGTTGCTGGTGGCCGCGTTCCTGGATCTGGACTTTACCAAAGGCAACCCGGTGGAGGTGTACATCCCCAGCCAGCCGGCCGAGGAGCCGGCCCGGCTCCGCTACAAAATTGCCCTGTTCGTGCCCGAGCCGTTCACCAACCTGGTGGCCTCCCCCTTCAGCCAGCCCGACCCGGAGCCCTGGCCCTGGGTGCGTGCTGAAGCACTGGAGACGGCGGCCCCCCCTCCTTACCGGCAGGGGAATCAGTATTTTTACACCGGTGGCCGGCTGAGGCTGGAGGACGTGCTCCACGGGTACCTGGAGCCGGCCCTGCCCCAACCAAGCCAGGCCACCATGCAGATCCAGCGCCGGCAGACAATGGAGTATTACGTGCGTAAGTGGGTGGAGCCCCTGCAAACCGAGGTGCAGGGCACCGACCTGCCCCACCGGTGGGCATTCTGGGGGGGTATATCGTTTGCTGACTTTCCGGAAAATACCTTTTTCGGGGGGTACCTACGCACCACCCGGGCGTTTCTGACCTGGCAGCCCAACCACAAAACCGTGGAGCTCGACCAACCCGAATTTTTGAATCACCTGGTGAACTACACGCCCGTGCCGGCAAAGGTGCGCCTCCGCGTCAACGTCCAGTATGAGGACCTGGCCAACGAGGAGATCCGCACGTGCGTGGGTATGTACGTGCAGGAGCTGGTGGGGGTGAGGCTTTACGACGTGATCACCGTGCCGGCCGGCCACGACCAGCTAAAGCTGGCCCGCGTGGGCAAGCGGGTGCTGAGCTGGAGCCTCTGGCTGGAGAACCAGGACGGCGCCCGGCTAAGTGAGGTGAGGACCTACCAGGCCGAAACCCGGTACCGGCGCCACAAACGGTATTTGTTGTTCCGCAACTCCCTGGGCGGTTACGATACGCTGAGGTGTTACGGCGCCGGCGCCGGCGTGCTTCAGGTAGAGGCAGCCAACGCCTCCCGGTTCCTGGGCGCCTCTTACAAAGTATGGGCCGCCCAGGTCCAGAGCAGCGCCGTGGAGGGCTCCGATGAGCTGACTGTGAGCACGGGCTACTTTGACGATCCGGCCCAACTGGAGTACCTCCAGGAGCTGCTGCTGAGCGGGGACCGCTACCTGGTGACGGATAAAGGCCTCTTGCACGTGGGCCTGGCCACCAAAGCCCTCCAGTACCGGCAGGATGATGAGAACCTCCATTTTACCAATTTGAAACTGGTGAAGGGGCACGTGGTGCGCAATTACTCCAACCTGCCCCCGGCTGCCCTGACCCCGAAAATTTATACTGCCACCAGGTCCGAAACGGCCTACTGTGGAACCGGCAAAACCGGGGCCCCGGTGACCCGTGAAGCCACGGCCACCTCCACGACCAGCCAGCAGGACGCCGAGGAAAAGGCCTCGACGACGGCCTTTGTGGCTGCCCAGAATGCTCTGGTTTGCGTGGTGTTCGTCCCCGATGAGTACAATTTTACGATAGCCAAAGACCAGGCAAACCCGGCCGGGTACCGCATCACCCTGGACTACGCCGTGGGCATCCGGCTCAATGTGGCCATCAAGCTCTGGACCACCCTGGAGGGAGCCCAGACCGATTCGCCCGTATTCTACTCGGAAACCCACTGGGTGGAGCCGGGCAAGACGCAAACCGGCAGCCTGGTGAAGTACCCGCAAACGATGTACGCAAAGTTCATTGCCACGGCGCCCTACTTTGACCCCCAGCAGTTCGACGGCCGGCCCATCAAAGTGCCGGCCGGCATCATCACCCTCAACTTTCCCCCCCTCTGACAATGGCCGAAATGGATTTACGCATTGATGGGGTAAGCGTGGACCTGCCCGACAATTTCACCATCACGGTGGAGTACGTAAACGCAATTTTCAACCCCGACAAGTTCCGGGGCACGTTCTCCTATCCCATCAACCTACCCCCCACGGACCGGAATAAACGCATCTTTGGGCACCCCACCCACCTCCAGAGCACCGGCTCCCTGGGCCGGACCTTTCCGGCCGAGCTGTACGCCCACGGGGAGCTGGTGATGAAAGGCAATTTTAAGCTGAGGAGGCCCTCCACCAAAGGGTTCCCGGGCTTCATTGCCGGGGAGGCCGGCATCCTTTCGGAGGCCCTGGCCGGGGCCGGCCTCCAGGAGCTGGACCTGGGGGAGGTGATCATTCCCACCGTACCGGTGGCCACCAAACTGCTTTTTGTGGAGTGCCCCCCCCGGCACGGGGATACGGAGTATACTGAGGACCGGCCCGAGATTGGGGAGGTTACCACGTTCCAATTCAAATTTTACTACCCCAACGGCAGCAGCCAGTTTGAAACCGTGAAGTTTGCCGGCAACGTGGAGAGCACCCTGGCTGACCTGGCCGGCTACGTCAACGCCTCGACCATCCCGGCCACGGCCCTGGCCACCGGCAGCACCCTCTCCATTCTGCCCGACAACGGCGTGCCGGCAACGATGCCCGAGCTGAAGGTGAGCACGTATTTTCGGAGGTCCACCGGGGCCCTGGATCTGCGTGATTTCGTGGAGCCCCTCCAGCAGCTCACCCTCCAGAGCATTGGGAGCTGGGCCGAGGGCCAGGTGGGCAACGCTACGGCCGTCTTTCCGATGGTGCACAATCCGGATTTCTACCCCGCCGAAAATAAGCAGTGGAACGGCTACGTAAATTACTACCAGGAGGGGCATTACCTAGCCAACGACGTGAACAGCCGCACCAAGTACAGCCTGGTGCCCATGCCGTTGCTGAGCGCGGTGCTCGACGCCATTTTTGCGCGAATCGGTTTTGTGGCCAGCGGCGCCTTTCTGGAGGATGCCCAGCTCCGCAAGCTCATTTTTTACTCCGTGGTAGCCCTCGACAAACAGCCCGAGGGCTACCCGGGGGAGGCCCTCAACACGTTTGATCCGGTGCTCACCTACGCCCGGCACCTGCCTGAGCTCACCGTGGAGGAGTTCCTCAACCAGCTCCGGGCCACGTTCGGGCTGGATTATGAGATTGACCTGGCCAGCCGTAGAATTACCATCACCTACCTGCGTGATATTCTGGCCGGCGTGACGCTGGAGGACTGGAGCCCCTTTGCCGTGGATGAGTACACCCGCGACCAGGAGGACCTCAAAGGCGTGAGCTACGGCTTTGCCCTCGACGCCACCGACGAACTGACCAAAGCCGATGCCACCACCAAGCTGCTGCCCGAGCAGTACCGGCCGCACCTGGTGCGTGACGGTAAGGAGAAACGGGAGGCCAAAATTTCCAGTGTACGCACTGAGCTGGTGGCGCCCTACACGCTGCCCCAGGCCCGGCAAAAGGGAGTAAGCCCCCTGTTTAAGGGCCAGGGCAATAAGTTTGCGGCCCGGCTGCTGTTCTGGCACGGCCTCCAGCCCGACGCCAACGGCAACCCCTACCCCAAAGCCAGCAACGTCTCCCCGGATGGTTCTGTGGCCCTCCGCTGGGGCGGCGCCACGGGCCTCTATGCCCGTTACTGGCAGCCCTGGCAGGAGTTCCTGGACTCCACGCGCAAGCTGGAAATGGCCTTTACGTTCTCAATCAACCAGGTGAAAAACCTGAGGCTCCGCGAAAAGAAGCACGTGCACGGCCAGAACTACCTGGTGGAACGCGTGCAGGTGAGTTACCCCCTCCGGGATGATGCACCGGCAAAGGCCATCCTCTGGCAATGCTAGTGCGCGCCGGCTCTCACTTACAGAATAAACCTCTTTTTTCGGTAATGATCAGGCCCCAACGGGGCCCTTTTTCGTCCTACCCTGCCTTTTAGGCCCTCCCCATCTTCGGGCCGATGGACAAACAGCAACAGCAGGCATTTATTGAACACACCCTGGGGGAGTGGTCAAAGCACGTTCTGGTAAAGCTCTCCGCCCAGATCCGGGCCAAAAAGGTGGTACTCACCGAGGAGCTGCTCAAAAGCCTCCAATACGAGGTTTTACGGGCCTCCGCTGACACGGCGGCCAGCATGAAACTGGCCTTTGCCCAGCAGGGCAGGCTGAAGGATATGAAAAGCCTTTACCACAAAAAGGCGCCCCCCATTGAGGCAATGGAGGAGTACGTGCGAAAGGTGGGCCTTTCCAAGTTCGCCCGCGTGCCTGGCTACAAAAACGGCCGGGTACCCACCGAGAGCCGGGCCATCAACCGCATTG